TAATCTTGCCGTTACAGGCGTTTGTATGAATGGGTACATGCAGGTCAGCGCCCCATGCGTTCGATTCGTTGATGCTTACGCTCATGTTCTGCCCTTTTGTGGCGCGCTTCACGCTGAACCCGCACCGTTTCAGGGCGGTTTCCGCCGCAGCAGCTATCTTATTGCACTGTTCCATCTCGTTTGTGTTTCCAGCCGCGTACTTGTTCCCGTTCTGGTTGCTCGGTGATAAATAGATTTTCTTTGTCATCGGGTATTATCCTTTCTTCGTTTCAGCCGCTATGCGCGGGTTTCATTTGTTTTTTGAGAGGGTCTTTCCAATTTATACGCCGCTTTCAAGCTGCGCGATGCGTGCTTCCAGCGACGTGGTATACTCCAGCAAATCGAGATAAGCCCCGTTTATATCGCGGCAGAAGACAGCCTCGGTGTCCCCCTGGTCCGCGAGCACCGTAGCATTGCCCGAGGGCAGGCACACCGAAGCAGGCATAAGCTGTTCAGTTGCCGGCTGCTTCAGCGGTAAGATTGCGTATGAGCTTGCAAAATATTCCCTAGCCTTTCGCGTAGCGCTTTCCAACGTGTCCTCCGCGTTGATTCCAACGTCAGATTTATTGACAGTCATACTGATTTTACCCTGCCAATCGGTCGTGTGCGTCGTTACGGTACCGTCATGCACAAGGTAATACTGCTTTCTTTCCGTATAATACTGATTTGTAATCCACGTGACTGTCTCACCCTCTGTGCTGTAGGAAAAAAACCATCCGCTGGCAAGCAGGAGCTTCGTGCAGCGGCTTGTGAGCAAACCCGAAACGACGTCATAGGTATCCCGGAAGCCATCCGGCGTACCATAGAGGGAAAGGCCCTCAGGCAGCAATATTTCCTGCTCACGGTATGGCTCATACGGCATATCCGGCGTATTGCCCGGCGTCGCCCAAATACGGCAGGTAAAGTCGTCGGTGAATACGGTGCTGTCTGTAATCCATCGGGGGGAGCCTTTCCAGTTTGTAATTCCATTTGGGAAATACCTTGTCTGCGTTTTAAACCCAACTAATGCATTAGATGTAAAATACATTCCAGCACCGGTAGCACTTCCGGTAAGCACCTGAACGTGGAGAGTAAACGGAACATCGAACCGCGTAAGCTTTTCAAGGACATAAAGGTTTGTTCCTGTACATTTACCGCCAATTGCTATCAAATCTCCATCACAGGACATGGTTAGCCCGCCTGCCGTGCGTGTGTCCTGTTTTAATTTCAACAGGTTTGTCCCGCACATATATACCTTCGAGGGCGCGGCAGGGTATGCGTCCGCTTGGCCCTCTGCAGCACCGGCCCCAACAGATGTACCGCCTGATATAATCAGGCTTTTAATCACTGTACCCGCAGCAGCACCGGAAATTTCCGCAGTTGCCCCGCTTGCCTTCCCGGCCACCTGGTTGTTCCAGTACGGCCCATATTGCTCTGCCAGCTCACGCCTCGCTATTTCCGCGGCAGCGTCCGCAGCGTTTTCTGCAGCGCCGTCAGCATAATCGAAAAACACCTTCGACGGCGCGGTCTGGTACTTGATTGTATACGCCCCGCCGCTGTAAACCCTAATACCGGCAATCAAATCTTCAGCGGCAACCTCGATAGGCACATCGAATCCCAGCGCCTCCACAACCTTGTCTGTCCCGTAGTAATAAAGGGGATTGCCGTCTGTCCTGATAAATCTCGCAGCATTTGAGCCGTCTGTCATGGTCAGGATTACCTTCGAGCCCGGTAGAACCTGTTTCTCATCCATCTTGAAGGTGTTTACTGTGGATATGACGGCTGTACCCGCGTACTGCTGGTCAAGGGTAGCAAAGCTTTCCGGTAAGGCTGATTTTTGTGTGTCCTCATACGTGTTCAAATCCGGATTATATACGTACCAATTGCCGTTATCTCCAATATACGGCAGTGATTTTGCGGTTTCGTCGAGTTTCTGCATCGCGGCATAAAAGTCCTTGAGGCTCTGCTCCAAAAGGCCAGCCGCCGCATCCTCAGGAAGGCTCTGAACCCCGCCGAGGCTCTTTTCAATCGTCCCTTTAAAGCAGGAGGATTTCTTTACCTCAAGCGCTTCATCGTCTACAGGAACCGCAACGACCTGGATATATAAGCTCCCTTCATACGTGACTGCCGCGGGCAGCAGGACAGTTACCGGCCATTCCTGAAGCTCTGTCTTATATGCCTTACCATTTGCCGCCAGGAGGCTTACATAGAACCTCAGGCTATCGTTTTCTGACCATGTTTTTGGAAATTTAAATTGAAGCTGCGTCGCCAGATGCTCTCCGGCATAGCCAAGCGTGACCTGTTGCGCCGTCAGCTTATTCCCGCTTTCATCTGGTGACACGGTCATTTCTATCATTCTCGCTTCCATTTATACACCATCCTTCCATGCGCCGTTTGTCTTGACGCATACTTTTTTCGCTTTTTTCCAGGTACCGTTTACTTTGACATATGCCGTCCCCTGCTTCCACGCGCCGTTTACCTTGACGCGCGCCTTTCCCGCTTCAGCCGGCGGCGATAAAACGCGCAGGGTCACCGTTTTGGTATATACCGACAACCCGCGCGCGTTTACCGCCTGGACCCGGAAATAAAAGGCGCTTCCCGCCTTTCCCCCGTAAGAGGAGGGCAGAAAGCTCTGCGACTTTGCCGTGCCGGTATAAAACGTTGTCCATTTACTGTTATCCGTGCTGTACTGGTAGTTATATTTGCCGGCCCCGCTGTCTCCCCATGAGCCGCCGGACACGCCAATCTTGACCGCCGCCTCTGGCAGCGCGGCCGTATTTGAAAGCTCAATCACCGGCGCCGCCGGGGCGGAACCCGCGGGGACATCGACAGTACAGCTCCCGCTTGACGCGGAGCCGGACGTCTGCGTGCTCGCAAAGGTAATTTTTGCGGGCAGCGTAGCGGCGGAGGTAACACCCGTCACCGAATACCACCCCGTGCTCGACGGCAGGTATTTCACGCGCGCCGAGGTCCAAGTGCTCGGCGAAGCGGGCTTCAGCTCCGCGTCAGTTGCAACCGATTTACCGTTCAGTGTAACAGAGCAGACGAGGTTATAGCCAAAATAAGAGCCGCCGCTAATTGGCGCCGTTGAAATTTTAAAACGGTAGTACACTGTGCTTCCGGACCGCTTGGTTTCATACGAAACGGTATGCTTGATGACCGGTGTGGTCGACATACTGTAGGTGCTTTGAATATCAGCCATATGCTCACCCCTCGTACATTACGTAGATGTCGCCGTTGCTGCCGAGGGACGCGGCGGGCGCCGACGTACCGCTGAGTATCTGGTGGACGGACGGCTTGTTCGTCAGGTTGCTGTAATCGAGATAATACGAGCCCTGTTTTCCGTCGAGCAGGTCCGAGTCAAGCTTTGAGCCCGCGCCATCCTTTTCCAGTACAATATTGAACAGTCTCGTTGCGGATGGCTCGTCTTCGAGGTAATCCGTCAAGACCTCCGCCGCGCCCTCATGTAAATTACTTAGAGCCTCACGCGAAGCTGTTGTGAATTCTGCTAAGGCTAGGTTAAATGCTCCTGTGAATTCCTTTAGGTTGAGCGTATAAAGCGCCTGGCAAAATTTAACCCGCCGATCTGAATGTTCAATGACCTGGTTTCCGCCGGGCGCGACGAATACATACGCTAGGGCGATATCGTAATACCGATCTGATATTTGTAATGGAGGCTCTGCATTTGCTGAACCCTGCGAATAAACGATACTGATTTTTCTTTGTGCGATATCGAGCCTAAGTACTACTAAATCTTTACGTGGAGTTGCTCCTGCCGATGGAATATTCAATGTTAAATCAGCGTCGTTTTTGTACCAATATCCTTTTATCATTGCCGAACCCTTTGATACTATCAAGGTGCCGGATGTACCTTTTTTTACTTTCAGGGCTTCTTCATCAATGGTACTGTTTAAAATGTCGGTTTTAATAATGCCGGTGGAAAAGAAACTGCGCAGCACCTCGGCAAACTCATCTGCGTTATATTTTCTTTTATCTTCTGGCTTGCTATCAAAAAATCTTGATTTTTCTGCCATATTAAATTCCTCCTATCTTGTTTGTGGCTGTATTGCCCGTATTGTCCGCCCAATGTGTGAAGGGGCTGTACCAAATGTGATGTTGAGCGATATTCGGCCCTGGTCATATGATTCCTCTGCTTCTGCGACACGCATATCCTGAGCAAGGCCAAGCTCTGGGACATATACTGTCACAAGATCGCCTAAGTCGTAATGCTCACGATAAATAAAAGGGCTTGACTGCGATACCTCCGCTGTCAAGCTCTCAACTTTTTTATAATCCTGTAATTTGTGTTTTCCTTCTTCTGCTAGAGACAGTGTTGTTTCTGTTTCTGCGATTTCTAAAGTCCCGCAATCCACAAAGGTTTCACGCCGTCTATATCCTTTGGGCGTTTCTGTTTCATTTGTGACCGTGAGAACCGAACGATTATAATTCTCGCCTGCACCGGCGGCATATGCAACATTTTTATACGCTGCTGTATCATTGGAGTAGCTTATGCTTTCGACGCTTTCAAATTCCAAAGATATTATGACACGTGAATTTCTTGTCTGTTTTTCTGAACGGTCAACACCTGGGATTACATCAAAGCTATAAACGTCTGTTCGCGCCTGTGAGGGCAAGAGATAAATTTCATATCCCATATCCGTATATTCGCATATGCTCTGTAATGCCTCGTCCAGCTGGTCATAACGGCTCATCCAGACGGTGTTCATACCACGCTCCTCATCCGGGACAACCGTTAACATCATATTTCTTGGATTACTTGCACCATTACCTATGCCATATGGGATTTGACCGCTGACAAAGGTTTTCAAAATAGTTTCTGCAGGGACAGGATTTACAGTGCTGTTAACCGTTGATTTTTTCGGCACACAAAAATACCCGCCGTTTGCAGCCCCCTCATAAGGAACCACAAGCCTTTGGCTCGTCAAGCCGTCAAGATGCTGCCCTTGAATTACGACCTCAAAGCCTGTGTTTCCTAGATTTGATGTTACGGTGCGGATAATCCCTACACGATGTACATCTTCTCCCAGCATAATTAAATTATCGGGTGCAAATAGCACCTTGTTAAACTGTTGGGGTATAATGTGTATTTCAAAGTCCCCGACGCCCTGCCAAGAGCGTTTAAAGCGCAGGGAGGTATACAGGTCTATTTCGCCCAAAAATTCTTTTGTGGGCGATATCACCTTTATGACAGGCCATTCCAAGATTACACCCCCGAATAAAGATTGGTATACTCAATGCGTACCCGCGCATGTTTGTTGTCGTCGGCTGATTTGTAAGTAATCACATTACGCCCGGGCTGCAATTGCCAGAACTTTGAACGCATATCAAGCAAATGGAATGCGTCGCTTATTACGCCTCCCCTATGCAGTTTTACGCTCTTTTCCCCGCACTTTGTATAGATAGTTAAGTTATCCCCACTTTCTAACGAAAGGTCAGAAACAAGAATCGTTTCGCCCGTCGTTTCATTCGTAATCTGTGGAGAGGGGGCTTCACCTGATATCGTAATACGAACAGGAGCAGGAACAGTCCCGCCATACATAATTTCTATCGTGTTGTTTTGTACACCAAATGTAATGTCGGGCTCAAAGCATAGGGGAAATTCAAAGCCGACATCATCCTGATATGCAATGCTCTCACTGTATGTATCGAGCCCTTCCCAATATGGTTCCGGCGCGATAAATGTAACATCGCACTTGCTATAATTTTTTACCCGTTCCGTAAAGTCTGCTGGCAGAGTTGGGTATGCTTTGATTTTCACAGAAATATAGTCGTTGCGGTAATGCAGCTCCCCCGGTTCCCGCTGCGGCGTAAGCTTTGCTATCAGGCCAAACCGGTTCCGATACATCTCCTGCCTGCTGTCCCCTTTTACGTATACAGTACAGGGGATTTCACGGCTTTCCGCGCGGACGCTTTGCACGACTACGCCGTCCACGCCTGCCGCCTCGCTTGATATGAGTGTGTAATCTAAGCCGCTGACGCCGGAAAGCGCAGACAGCACGTATGGCTCCTGGAATTTCAGTTCTGCGCAGCCGGACAAGTCGGCAACCGAGCCACCGGGCGGTACATAGACAAGCTCCTGCATCTTATCCCCTCCTTCATTTCATTATCTGCCGCGCAAGCTCCTGCGATACCTTCCGCAGAGCGCGCTGTGTCTCGACCGGGCTTTTGACCGGCTGGTTGAAGTTGACAGTCAGGTTGACCTCCGGCGCTTTTACGCCTGCCGTCGTCTCCCCAATTTGCCGCGCATACTCAATGCGGTTCGCCCAGAACCTGTTTGCCGCGTCAATTGCCACCCTTTGCGCCTGCTGATAGGCGCTGCCCGTACCGTTTTGGATGACGTTAGAGTACGCGTCAATATCCCAGTTCTTGCTTTTAAATCCCTCATAGAGTTTTTCTGCAAGCGTTTTGCCGGCAAGGTTAAATTCCGGCGCAAAGGACTTAATGAGATTGATGACCTCTTTCATATTTCCGCTCATTATGGTCTTTTGTGCCTCGGCCTCCAGTGCGAAGGACGAGGTCAGCTTTTCATACTGCTCGTTCAAAGCGTCCTGCCGCTTTTTCAGCGCGTCCTGCTGCTTTGAGGACTCCTCTTTCACCATGTCCATCTGCTTCTGCAGCTCTTCCTTTTGCTTCTCGCGCGCTTCCGCCTCCAGCCGCTTTGCCTCCTCCTGGTCGAGCCGGTTCAGTTCCTTCTGGAGCTGCTTGCGGTTGTAGTCGTCCTTTTCGTAAGCGAGCTGCAGGGCGGTCGCCTGGCGTTTCGTCTCATACTCCTGGCGCTTATCCTCAGATTCCTGCGCCTTGGAAAGCTCGTCGAGGGCGTCAATCTGCCCCTGGATAGCCGTTACCGTCTTATCCTCCCAATCCTGCCAGCTCTTGATTGACTGGTTGATGCGGTCGGTTTCGTATTTTTTCTGCTTCTCGTATTTATTTTTAAGGGCCTCGGTCACGCCGTCCGCGATATTGTCCAGCTTGTCGGTGCGCTCGTCGCGCAGCGTCTTTTTCAGGTTATACAGCTTGATTTCGAGGCTCATTGCGTCCTCAGCGTTCATGCGGTATGTCTGCCGGATACGCTGCAGCTGCCGGATTTCTTCTTCCGTCGTAAGCTTACCGAGCGCCTTTTTGTTTTCAATCCCCTTGAGCGCGGCGTCAAGCGCTTCCTTAGCCGCCCTTTCCTCCGCCTCCTGCAAGGCTTTGCGGGCGTTGTACAGGCGTTTTTCCATGTCCATCTGCTCGTCGGCGTTTTTGGAGTATGTGGAATTGATGCGTTCAAGCCATGCGATTTCATCCTGTGCGGAGAGCTGGTTTAAAGCCTTGCGGTGTTCCAGCAGCTTCAACTCCTGCTGCAGCTCCTCGTTGCGGTCGTCTTTTTTCTTGGCTTTTTGAGTGGGCAGGTAGTCGCTTATTTTGATGGATTGGTACGCTTTTGTACGGGCGTTTAGCTGGTCGAGCTGTTCGTTGTATCCTGCTAGTTCTGCCTGCGCTGCGATTAAAGGGCCGTAGACATCGCCAAAGCCACCGCCGCCGAACATGGTTTTGTAGGCGTTGAGCTGGGTTTCCAGCAGGTCGATTGTTTCCTGCGTCGCGTCGCGCAGGGATTCGACCTTCTGGCGGTCTGCTTCTATGCTGGCGAGCGCCTCCGCTTTCTTTGCTTCAAAGAGGGATTTCACGACAGCCTCCTGGTCGGAGAGGGACAACGTACCGCTTGCGATTGCCTGGGCAAATTGCGGGTAGGTATCGATGAGACTTAGTATGGTATCAAGGTCAAGCTGCTGGCCTTCGTGCAGTGTTGCGTAGGCCGAACCGAGGTCGTTTACAGCCGTTGTATACTGCTGTATGCTGCGGATTTTGTATTCAGCGGTTTTATCCTCTGGAAATAGGTTTGCGCCGTTGCTTTCTATTGTTTCGCGCAACTGTTCGCTCTGTTCTACGATTGATTTTAAGTGCTGAATATCATCGTTGGTTGCCTCGTTTATTGCCTTGCTAATAGAAGATAAAATGCTTTTAACGTTATCTATCGCCTCCTGTGGCGCACCCTCGTCAATGAACTTTTCTTGAAGCTTATCCAAATCATTAAAAAATTCACGGAGAGTTTTTTCAGCATCCGCTGTATTAATAGTTAATGAATAATCACGAGAAGTGCCAAATCCTTCATCGTATGATGTGATACCATACTTTTTAGTTAATGTGTCAAGTTCTTTAAAAGCAGCTGCTGTCCCAGATACAAACTTCCATGAGCCGGTATAATACCAACTGTCTGTCGCAAGCTCTTCCCTCGCTTTTTTAGCTTCTGCAAAAATTTCTTGCTCCTTCAACTTCGCCTTTGCCACCGCAAGTTCCTTGATTTTTTCAATCTGCACGTCTATATTTCCGTTAACAAGGTCAAGATTTCCGGCCTCTGCGCCGTACATCTCTACAAGCTTTTCTTGGACTTGTAACAACTGTTTTTTAGTACTGCTTTCTTCGTCGTGGGACAGGCTTGTGGTGTCAATTTTGGTTTTAAGCTCCACATAATCATCGGATAAATCCTGCAATGTTTCGCTTTCTTTCTTGTATTCTTCCGCAAGCTGTGCCGCTTGTCGGCGGGCTTCTTCCTGCTTTTCTTGTATTTGAGACAATCCCGTTACTATCAGGTTTGCCACGATTCCCACACCCGCCGCAATTGCTGTCCCCCACGCAAGCGCGGGAGTTGCCGCCTGATGAAAAGCCCTTTTTGCTATTTGCACCTGTGTGATTACATCAGACAGGCTGCTGACGGTGCCGGGCGCAATATTGTCAAGCGTGCGCAGGGATGATGTCATTAAATCAACACCTGTGCTTGCGTCCTTATATGCCTTTTTGTCTGCCAGCTTTTCCGCGCTTTGAGCTTGTTTTTTGACAAAAGTATCTTGCGCGAGAATCGCCGCATCGTATTGCCGCGACAGCTTTTGCAGGCTTTGCGTTTCTTTTTCCAACGCAGCCGATGCCGCCCCAATCTGTGCAGGTGATTTGTATACGGCAGGTGCGGCCTCGCTTTGCAGCCGCTTTATTGCTGCCCGTGATTGTTCGATTCTGTCGCCCAGCTCTTTTATTTTTTCGGCGTATTTGCGGATTTCGGTTGTGTCCGAAAAACAGGTTTTTAATATTGATTCGGCTTTTTCTCCTTCTATTCCTATTTTTTCAAGCGACAGCCGAACGGAGTTTAAAATGTCCTCATCGTTTATTTCAACCGGGATTTTTACGGGTTGCGTGGCTTGTTTGGTCTTGTTGGGTATGTCATTAAGCCAATTTGTAACTTCCTGCACGCCCTGCGGGTTTGCCATGCCGCCCCAAAGACGGCTGCCCGCGTCCTCACCAGCGTCACCAACCGCTTTAGCCGATTGCGCTATATCGCGCAGGCTTTCTTTCGATTCATCCGCTTTTTCTTTCAGCCCGTCGTTGTCTAAATCAATGCCTACAACAACTCTCCCAGCATTTAATTCATTTGACATAAATATCACTCCTTAAATTTGAGCATAACAAAAGCACCTACCCATAAGGATAAGTGCTTTCGTTTGGTTTTTTGCTGTCCGGGGCGCATTACACCCGGCGCGAACATGTGTGTGGGTTATTTTTTGTCCGCATTCCGTCCTAACAAAAGCGGAGAGGCTTTTTAATTTCCCTAAAAGATAGCACCCGCCGTTTTTGGCGAGTGCATAATTTTATTGATTTAATCCTCGTGTTTGGCTGGTGTTTTTTGAGGGCGAGCTTACAGATTCATTATTTAACCCCAAACTCTCTTCCCATTCTTTTTCGTATTCCGTATCTGGTATAATTTCATCCTCGTACGCTTTAAGCCCTATAAGCGCAATGCCTTTAAGGACGAAATATCCAGCAATCGAGCAAAACAGGCATATAAGAGCGTTGATTAACCCCGCGGCGTTAAACTGTGTCGAAGTGCGGACATATTGATATGTAATGCCGACAGTCTCACTTACCTGCACAAAAGCTGTAAATATAAAAACCGCAACTGTTGCTAAAATTCCCAGGCATAAAAAACCTGTTGCAAAGCTTTTCATCGAATTAAAAAACTTCTTATTCATGTTCACTCACCTCGACGCTATATTACCATAAAAATACAAATATCGCAATAATCAATCGTACTCGTCGGCAAAAACTTCTTCGTCTGCGCCGCTGCCGTCGATATTGTGCATATCGTTGTAAGCGTCCATCATGGCAATAAACTCGTCGTAGTAATATTCCTCAAGCAGCTCGTGCTTTCCGATTCCTACACTTCGCGCAATCGCTAACCAGCGTTGGAGCCAATACTCACCGGCTTCTGTGCGCCCATCTTCGATTTCAAGCGGCGCACGTTGCCGAAAAAATCAGATAAATTGTTGACCTCCTCAAAGGCCAACAAAACATCCGTAAGCTCTGTCGGCGAGAGATTGCACACCACATCAGGGTCAATGTCAAGCAGCTCTGCGGCAAGGGTGCACACCTTATCAGGCACTGACACAATCAGCCTGCCCAGCACGTCAAATAGCGTAGCTTTGTCTAACGCCATTATTTCTGCGATGAGCTGGCTGACGTTTTTTGCGTCCGGGAAAACGTCGCCCAATAAAAAAGACGCGAGGTTATTTGTCGTCTGCAAAAACTTGACATACCTTCCGATGGGCAGCTTGCGCACGGTAATGCCGTGCACTACACGCTCCTCCGGCTTGCTCATATCAACGCTCTTGTTTTTTATAAACACACCCATAGCTTAACCCTCCCCCGATACAACCGGCGTTTCGGGAAGGGCTGGGATGGTATCGAGCCATGTAAGCGGCGTACCCTTGTCGACGTCCTTTGTCTCGCGGATGGTATGGTCGATTTTACGCGGGGAACACTTGAACGTCAGCTCGTAAGACTGTGCGTCGTTGTTATCCCCCCTCGTGTTATGTGTAATCTTGTACCCGGTGCAGCGGCAGGAAGGATAACGGAATAAACGGTAGCCAAAGTCACCGCGCAGCGCGGAGAAGGTAAACGCGACGAGGGGCGCGTCGTCAAAGGTTCCCTCCTTGAGCTCGCCCGTTGATTCGTCAAGAGCCGCCCCAGCAAGCGCCGCAATGTCCTTCGTGTCTGCCTCCAGCACGGTAATAACGAGGGTTGTGTCCTTCCACTCCGCCCCGCTGTCGTAAACGTCGTCGTCCGCGTAAATCGTATATTCGGTCTTGTTGTCGGTCGGCGCGCCGCTTGACGCCCCAGGGAGCTTTGTGACTGCCCCCGCCTTATATGCTGTAACGGTGTCCTCTGTAACCGGCGCATAGCCACAATTTGCAAAGCCTTTCAAATATTTCTTTCCCATTGTGTATTTCTCCTTTCAGTTTTCGCCCCAAAGGGCAATTTCGCAATAAAATGTTACATACCCGCTGCCGCGCTCCAACAATAAAGGGCCTCGGCGCGGGCGGGCAATGCAGAACGCGGTATCGGTCAGGTTGATAACGTGTTCTTCTGTGCCGCTGTCGAGCAGCTTGAATATCTCGCTGCAGGCTTTATACGCCTTATCGCGCGTCGTATCGCGGCACTGCACCTGAATATAGCGGGTGCCCGTGCCGTCGTTGATGCTGCCGACCGTGTGCGACCATTGCGCAAGGTTGATGGCCTGAACGCATTTGGAGACGTCCGGCATAAAATCGCAGGTGACGTTTTTGTATCCCTTTGATTCCAGATAAGTTTTTAACGCTTCAATCATCTGCACCACCTCCAAACACTTCCTCTATTATGCCGCCCGCGATTGCCTGTAAAATACGTTCAGATTCATCAACTAGTACGCTCTCCAAATACTTTGACCTGCCTTCACGCGGATGGTCATAATAGATTTGCTCGTGTTGGTCAGCCGCATAAGGTGTATTAAAGCTCACCGAGCCTTTTTCGGCTGTTTCGGGCACCGTACCCAAAACATTAACACCGCCGCCCTTTTCTCCTTCTGCGTAAGCCTGGCCATCAAGTTCTACCCGGACACTGCCGCGCAAATCGCCGGTGTCTATCGGTGCCCGCTGCTGGCTTTCCTCTGCAACATACATTAATGCATCAGCAAGTCCTTTCGCGCTGCCGTGCTCCATGTTGTCAACACACGCCTGCAGTTGTTCCACAACATCGTCCAAGCCGCGCAAGTACTCCTCCGGCGGAATATCTATCCTTTTACCCATACAACCACCTCACAGCGTTATTTCGTAGTGGTCAAGCGCGCCGAAGATGTCCTTGACCGGCTGGCAGCCCTTGACCTCAAACCGCTGCCCTTCTGCATAAACAATACTCAAGGGCGGCAGGGGCGCATCGCTTAAAACCGTTGCCTCGCTGATAACCTTTTCGCCGTCCTTGTTCAGCACTTCCTTGCGGGTGAAATCAAGCCGGCAAACAAAATCATCCCCGTCCCTATCCAGAGGCGGGGAGAACTCTGTGTCGCCATATGCGTTTGTACCCTGGCAGCGGTGCACCTTGATAATCTCGGTATAATGCCCGCTCCAAATGCTCATACAATCGCCGCCGTTCCCTGCAAATACGGGTGCATCATCCTGTATGCTTCAACGCTTACCAATGTACCCGTATATGGCTTCTTCGCGCTGTCATAGCTCTCTGAGGCTTTCCCAAGGTTAATTGATGCCACGCCCTGTTCCTGCAGCCTGCGGCGCTGTGAGGCTTGTATATCAGCGAGGGCAAGGGCTTCCAAAGCCTGCGCTATCTTTACTTTCTCCGGCGTGTCCTCATGGTTGCGCGGGAACGCCATCGGCTGGTGCAGGTCGCGCCGGAAACCCGAAAGCCGGAGCCCGTCTATATGGCGGGCGGCGGCCTTTAAACACGCTTCTTTGCGTTCGTCTGATAACATCGCCCATTGCTCCGCCTGCGGCTCAAAGGCAAGCAGTTCGTTTGCTTCTTTAATCGTGATGTATGTATCCTTTTCAGGCGTCAACATATTATCACCTTACCCGTTTGTAATCAACTGTGCGATTGGGATTGCCTTCGGGTCAAACTTCACGTTCCAGTTCGCGGGTGCAAATAGCTGCGCGTCGGTCGGGGAATCTGTCCAGCCGGATTTTGGCACCGTAAAGCTAAAGCCGTTCGGGTGTATGGTTTCACGGATTCTCGTAATAAGCTCATCCTGTCCGCCATTCTTCTTTGCATCGCGTGTGGATTCAACTGGTACATCGACGCGTCCGGGTGCATGCCTGAGTACACCCGTGCCTAACAGGTAGGTGTGGTACTTCTTCAAGTCCTTATTCGCGCCTTCCCCGCCAACATCCTCTGCCGTCACGCTGTCGTCGATAATTACGGTATAGCCGTTCGCCGACGCAAGGGTAGTCGGGCGCTGAATGCCGTTTGCGTCGCTCTGTTTCCAGTATTCCAGCACCTGAAGGTTTTCAAGCGTATGCGCAACGTCTGAATGCATGACGGCAACCTTGAACTCCGTCTTATTGTCGCCCAAAGCCTCTGTTGCAAGGTCATTGAGGTCCGTTGCTTCAATTTTGCGCGGCGCCGCAGTATCGGAACCGAGGTCAACAATATGTTTTTCCTGCCACTTCTTTGTATAACCTGTAGAGCCTGTAATCGAGAAAAGGCCGCCAAGCAAGCCGATAAGCCTTTTCTGCCTGCGTTTATGCCAATAACGCGCAACCGATGATACAATATGCCCCATCGGGTCAGCGCCGGAGAGCTCCGCCGTGAAGTTACGGGCAAAGAAGCCCTTTGCGCGTCCGTAGACAACGCCGGTCTGGCTGTCGCCGCCTGTTTCTTCAACGTCGATATCGGTGCGGCCGTCGTAGTTCTGTTCCTCTCCATCCAGGGTGTTATAGAACGGGATGGTGTAAATGTTGCCTTGGCTCTGAATCATGTTCCTGATGGTGGAATCCTCCACCATGACGCCGCTGTCAAGCAGCGCGGTAAGCACCGGGTCGGGCGCCTCGTTCCAATCGTTTAAAAAAAGCTCCTCGTCAAACGGAATTCCAAAAATTGTTCCTGCCATAATTATTTACCTCCAAAAAGTTTTTTGTATTCGTCGGGATGTTCGTGCTTAAAGTTGTACTTTTCTGTATAAGTCAGCTTTGCAAACGCTTCCTTCGTCATGGGCGGCTCGCCCGCTTCCGCAGGGTTGCCTGGTGCCCAAGATTCTTTCTTCGTTTTCAAGACCTCAGGAAACTCCTTTGCCGCTGCCTCTGCCGCCTCTTTCACGCCTGACACACTGCCGTTCTCGTCCACATTGATACTGCCAAGGTCGATGACCTTTTCAAGCAGCTTCGCATTGTAGCCCTCCAGACTGCGGATTTCTGCACTGATAAGGCGGGCGTTTGCCATCGCAAGCGTTTTTTGCTGCTGCGCTGTAATGTTTGACTGGAAAGTGGACACGCGCGCGTTCAGGTCTCCTAGCTCTTCCCCGTCGCCTACGCCCAGCACGCTGCGCAGCGTTGCCTCGTAAGTCTTTGCGGTCGTACGGTAGCCTGCGGATTCCTGCCGCAAGCCTTTCACATAATCCTCCGTAAAGGTCCTGCCTTTTGGGGATACACCATTATCACCCGTTCCTGACGGGTCGCCCTCTTCGGCAAAAAGCTGGATATTGAGAGGGATAAATCTGTTTTTCATTGTTTTTCTCCTTTCGATTTTAGATAATATAAAAGACGCTGCCGTCTGGGCAACGCCTTTCTGCCTGTTATTCTGCGATACCACCATAGTTACATCGCTCCTGCTTTCTGTCCCATGCACCACAATTTTCTTTGTGACAGTCGCAAAAGCTTGCCGCATTGTTTTCTATGGTGGTCGCTATATTGTTGCGGCCTTCCTCGTCAAATTCAAAAGCCGTCTGTGTCGTAACATGCCGGTGTACAGCATAAGGGCATTTCATTGTGATTCCTCCAAAAAAAGTTATAAAAAGACCGCCGGGCCATTAAAGCCAAGCGGTCTTTATTTCGGTTCCCATGTGATTTCAGCGATTTGGTTCGGCGTAACGGTTGAAAGGCCCTGTGAGCCGTCCTCGATTTCCACGAGATACGCCGATTCTGCGTTACCCTTGAAGTGGACAATCTGCACTGTCCCTATCCGTCCATCCGTCAGCCGGACAACACTATGCTCTTTTATTTTTTTCAACATAACAAGTCACCATCCTTGGGGTGTCAAGCCCATTATCGTATATCCATGTGGTTTTCACCGGTTGGCGCTTCCCGTTCGGTCCGTCCACTAGAAGCATGACGTTGAATTTCGGCCCGTAGCCATCGTCGCCAATCGGGATTGCCCTGTAACGGTTCAGCCCGGCTTTAATTGCTTCTTCCAGCTGCCCTGCGTTACCTTGATTATACCCGAGCGCACCCTGGAAAACAACTGCTTTGTGCTTTCCGTACTCATGCTCTGAATTTAGCGAGTAGGCCGTCAGCTTATCGCTGATTCCCCGCGGCGTTTCAAAGTTATTAAGCGGCGAATGCTCCGCATTTGAACCATATTTTCGAAAAAAACGCGCGTCCCATTGCAGCCGCTGGTACCGCACGGAATTGGCTTTCTTCATGCGCCGGAATCCTGCAAAGGTCGTTGGCGCGTCCTCCGGCAGAAGCGCACGGTATTTGCGCCATTCATGCAGGTCTGCGTTACGCTGCCGCTTAACTGCCTGTTCCTGTGCGTATGCTTTGCGTTCCGCGTCGCTGCGGGTGTCTTCAAACGGCTGCATGCTATTGCGGGAAAGCTCAGATAGCTCCTTGCGGGAGAATACCGCTGCCGGCAGGATGGAAAACCTGTGCCGGCAGTTCGGATGTATGGTTTCATAGCCGTGCACCAGTGCTGTTTCATACAGCAAAGGAAAACGCAGCAGTTCGCCGCCCGGGCCTTTGTATTTACCGTTTGCCGCCTCGCGTGTGAGGGCGTAGACGCGCGCCTGATACTGTGCACAGACCTCGCAGGTTGGATGATGGGTTGTACATCGCACTAAGTCATAGCCCCATGCCTGCCCCTGCATAATTTTCGCCTTGTTCTGCGCTTCTGCGGGCGTGGTACGCGAAACCATTTCGGCGTACTTATCAAGGCTCACAACCGCGCCGTTTTTGTACCGCACGCCCATTTTCCCATTCGGTTGCTTTAAATCAAGCCCCAGCAACCGCTTGACAAGATCTTTCTGCATATCCCTGACGGTGCCGCCGGTCGCTTCTTTCAAGGATGCCGCACGCAGGCCGGCCGCGCGTATTTCATCTTCCATGCGCCTGCCGACGATGTTTGCAGCCTGATTGAGGCTGTCAACCGTATTTTGCACAATGAGATTGATTTGCTCTGTGTTGATGCGGGAAAAGAGGTTATACGCGGGCTTCGGCATCCCCGCTTTCAAAATATCCTGCACCGCATCCTCAAGCCCTGTCGTGTAACCCTCAAGCACCAACTGCTTTACAAGCTCCGGCGTAGCCTTTTTCAGCTTTTTCAGCTCGGCAGTAATTTGCTTTAAAATGCGCCGTTCATACAGCGCCGGAGAGCCGCGCGCAGATTTGGTTGTGATGATTTCCACCAGGCGTTTCTGCGCAAGCTCATACAGACGTTTCAGTTCTTCAGCTTTCGTCATCCAGCGGTTCCTCCTGTACTTCCTCGGGCGGCTCTACAGGCGGTGCCGTCCCCATATCCTGCGCCGCATCGTCCGCGCGTATCTCGTCCAGCTCCGCCGCCGCGTCCTTGTCACCCAGGCCGTCAAGCCGCTGGATTGCCGTATGCTGGCTGATTGTAGGCTTGTTCCCTGTGCGGAGGTTCATAATCTGTGCGTTCTCCACCTCGTCGTCTGGAAGGCCGTCGTTCCATTTGATGCTAATTTCCTGCGGCGGCAAGCTTTCGCCGTAAACCGCCGCGCTCGCTGAGATAATGCCTTTAAGCGCAGGGTCGAACTTATTGGCAATCCTGCGCGCCTTTGCAAGCGGCGACATCATCAGGCGGCGCAAGGCGGAACCACTCGGGACCTGCCCCGTTTTGTTTGAGAGGTCGCCGAAGATAGCACTGCCCATCTCCGAGATGGTGTAAAGCTGGTTAATCAACAGCTCAATCTGCTGAAAATTGGCGGACAGGGATGCGTCCCACGTTATGTAATTGACGTCCGGGTCGTCGCGGTTATTTCGCGGAAAGTAATTGCCAACCTTCAGCCGCCACTCACCTGTTACCCCGTCCTGCTCCAGTGCGCTCTGTGGGCCGCTCATGCTCGGTGCAGCATGCTTGTCAAGCACCTTGCTAATCTGCGACACCCGCACCATCAGTTCCGATATGATACTGTCCACGCTCTGGTAATCGTCAATTCCGTACACGCGGTCGGAGGTAAGGACATTCGAGACACGGAACACCGGGCAAACCTTCAGCTGTGTTTCAAGCTGTAATTCATCCGGCGCTGTAAGCTCCCGCCCAATCGTCCATCCGCCTTCTGACCCTTCCAGCTGGTAGCGGTGCTGTTCACACTCCGCGGGTGCTTCCGGGTTATGTACCTGCACTTTTAGCTCCCACTGGCGGCGCAGCTCGTCGGTTGGGTACGCCCACGCAAAGACGTGATACTGTACCCGCTTGATGTTGCCCTGCTCAACAACCATATGCCAGTGCTGCGGGCTGACCGTATCAATTACCGGCACGCCTGCGGGATTGCCCAAAAGCAACAGGCCGTCCCCGTACCGGCTGACGTCGATTGCGCACATGTATGCGGCGTCCAGCAGGTTTGTTTCTGTAAGCACCCTGTCGATTACTTCCTGTTGCGTCTCTCTGCCCGCGGTGATTTTCGGCGGTTCACCAAAGATAAGATCTGCAATCTTAAGCGTCATCAGCTTCTGGTAGCTGAGAATGGTGGCAAAGGATACCGCATGAGAAAGGTTTCCGGCAACGCGCTCGATACGCTTGAACTGTTCTTCGTACACCTTTGCGTGTTCATCCTCAAACACCAGCCGGTTGTCGCGGTAGGTTCTTAGCCTTTCCCGCTCACTTTCCGGCGGCCATTGGCTGCCTCTTTTCAAAAATTTCAGGCTTGTCAGCATTTATATTCCTCCAATTGTAACGGGGCTGGTACTGCGCCTCATATCATCCTCACAGGCATAACGTACAGCGTCGATGCTGTGATTGTCCCTGTCCGGGTAATTTGCTTTCCAATTCCCGTTATGATCCTTCTCCAGCTCATAGTTCGTAAACTCTCGCGCTGTCTCAGGGCAGCGGATTGGGTCGATGATAATCTCTTCCAAATCCTGCAGCCAGCGGATGCCGTGCTCTACGCTGCCGGGGCCCTTCTTTGCCGCCCGGACAAACACCCCGCGCTGGCGCAGCTCGTCGTTGCTCCGTGGCTCCGCGCTCTCTGCGATGACCGGCTGGCCGTATATGTTTTCCCGCCTGATTTTATCAGCTGCAGTATCAAACGACGCCCCGACCTTGTAAAATTCGTAAAACAAAAAGAGCCGCCGGCGCTTACTGTCCAGGTGGCCCACAATATATACAAACGGGTCTGCCGCATAGCCCCAGTCAAGGCCGCGGCGCAGCTTGTCAAATGTCTTGATTTCATCATCTGTAATGGGCTGAAGCTTTACATTGCGGAAAATTTCGCCGCCGGTACCCGTGACTTCGCCCAGGTATTCATGCGCGTACGCTTCCGGCTTTGCCTGCCTGAGGTGTTCCGCCTCAACGAAAAAAGTCTCCCCGAGCCATTCGGGCGGGACGGCCAGATAATTGCTTTGGTGCACGAGCCTGCCCGGTTCCGGCACCGACGCCCATTCGTTTACCCAATTGTTCTTGCGCTGCGGCGGGTTGTATGTGTAAAACACTTCAAACCGTTCACCGCCGCGCAGCATGGACTGGTTGATGGTGCGGATTTCCCCCAGCCCGTCAAACTCGTCGGCTTCCTCATACCAGACATAACGGATGTATCCCTTCGATACCTTCGTGGATTTGAGCTTCTTCGGCTTGTCGGCGCCGCGGAACAGGATTTTCCGCCCTGTCGGCAAATAGACCATTTCAAGCGGGGATAGCTTCTCCTGCCAAAGGTGTGACATCCCGAGCTTTTCAATTGCCCAGGAAAGCTGCTCGTACACGCTGTCCTTCAGGTACAGCCCAACCTTACGGATTACCACAGCGTTTGCGTCCGGGTGCTTTGCCATCCCCAGGATGATTTCAACCGCCGCGAACGACGATTTTGTACTGCCGCGCCCGCCGCCGAGCTGGTAATGCGTGTACTGCTCCGCTTTAATCGCCTGGTGAACCGCGTAAAAAGACGGCGCGATAATGTTTGACAGCTTAACCATCGTCATCAGCCGGCAGATCGTCTACGATTTGCACCGGCGCGGCGCCGTTTATCTGTACCCTTTCCGTAAACATACCCATATGCTTGCCAAGCAGCTCCAGCGCCTTGATTTTGTCTGCGAATCTGATTTCGCGCTCAACGCCCTCTCCGTCTTCCCCCGGTATCGTCTTGACCTTTACCGTCGCAATTGCCGCCGTATCGTCGGCTTCCGCGTCTTTCAGTACCATCGCACTTTCCATATCGATAACATCAGGCGCGTTTACAAACGCAATTCTTGCAAGCTCACGCACTACACGGTCAGCGTTTACGCCAGTCCGTTTCGAGCGTTCCGCCATTTTTTTGTCGATGTACGCGCGGATTTCATGTTTCTTCATAAGCTCATAACCAATCTCGCCGGCGCTTGTACTGCTGTATCCGGAACGGATTGCCGCCTGTGTTGCGTTGAGGTCAATCAGGTACTCTTCCGCAAATCTCTTCTGTTTCTTTGTCATAGTTTATTCCCTCCTTTGGGCAAAACAAAAGACAGCAACCGGGCGGCCTGCTGTCTTTTATATCTATTTGTATCGTAATATACCAATCGCTATTATAATTATAACACACCGAAACGGGACAAGCGGGGA